ACGGTATTCAATACCGAAGTCCATGATTCTAAAAAACAACCAATGTTTTTTGGAAAACCGTTGGGAGTTCAAAGATACGATTCTTACAAGTATCCAGTCTTTGAAAAACTGACAACACAACAACTAGGATATTTCTGGAGACCTGAGGAGGTCTCCCTTCAAAAGGATAGAGCAGATTATCAGTTACTCAGACCAGAACAAAAACACATCTATACTTCTAATCTGAAGTATCAGATCATGTTGGATTCAATTCAGGGTAGAGGACCAGGGATGGCATTCATTCCCTACTGTTCTCTTCCTGAACTCGAAGCATGTATGGAAGTCTGGGGATTTATGGAGATGATCCATAGTCGCTCTTACACATACATCATCAAGAATATCTACCCTGACCCATCGGATATTTTTGATCACATCATCACCGACGAGAGAATTCTTGAACGTGCTAAGAGTGTCACTGAGTCATACGACGACTT